TTCCAGGCGAGAGTTGTGCTTTGCGCAACATAATCGCGGCCCTGGTTTATACCAGGGCCGCTATAATAATAAAAGAAAAACGATTGATGTTGGTGGTTTCAGATTATACCAATATGGTATGGCACTGAAGAACATCCCCAAGATCACTCGTAAACAATTCAAGTACAAAGAAGAACAATACATCGGTAATTTCTTTTCCGATGCTGAAAATGGTGAGCATGCAAATAAAGTTGGTTTTGCTACAGTGATCAATGTGGTCCAAAACAGAATCAAATACCCTGCAGACACCAAATTTTGTAAGAAAACTTGGGTTGGAAGTGGTTTCTTGTGGACAAGAAATGGCTTCAAATTATCTGAGGGTTTACCAGAACCACAGATTGCAAAAATGCCGCATTACCAGTTCAGAGCGAGTATTTTGCGAAAAATGCACAGGGCAAGATTTAATAAATTTACCTCTAAGGCGGTCACAATTGAAAACTATTTGACACAACGTTGTGCAGAGTTACCAAATAATGTGTATCCGCGTATGCATCGTGGTTTCCCACAACTAATGAAAGGATTTTATGTGCAGTGTAATTGTTGTCATGCACTATCATACATTTTGATGCCCAATCTGGATGATATTGAGAACTTACACCCTGATGTTACAAAATCAGAAATAGTTGAATTGCTGGAAAACTACATGCACCAACGATTAGATGAAATGGGGGCTTTGCAACTGCCCGAATGGATGTCATCTCGTGGAATGGATGGTTTCATGCTAGGTTATATGGCAAGTATGCAATCGGAAAAATACATTGGCGCGACCTGCTATAATTGTGACAAACCAATCACTGATTCATCTTATGAAACTTTTTATCACAAGTTAATCGAAGATTTCATCAATTTTGACTATGGTATTAATGCTTTGAAACTGGAAGAATTGAAAAATATGCTTCAATTGGACAAACCACCACCTGATAGTCTTCTCAAATCAAATCAGGAATACGATGCATACATGAACATCCAAATTAGTGATGCTCTTAAACGTATGGACCGAAACCTAATGAGCTCTGTTTTTAACGTCCCTCAAGTGGATATCTCAGCACGTGCTATGAACATTCCCTATTTTGCGGTTTCACAAAGTATTTCAAACCTAGCTTTAAACAACCACGAAATCGAAGAGTTGATCTTGGCAAATGAAATATCCCAATTGTGTGGTGGTAATATCAACTTCCACCCCATGAACATAAATACGTACCATGCCATCTGCAAAAATCAGAATTGTGTCACCAATTCGAGTTGGTTTATGCTCAACGAGATTTCACTACCATCACAAGTCGATGAAGAGTGCATGACACTACTACCATTATTTGATTTTCTCATGCCGGAAGATATCATTAAAGAGGATATCTTGTTAATGGTACCAAGTTGTGCGGAAGGACCTTTCGCACAACTCACACCACGCGGGTTTGCTATAGCATGTACGGGTTCCAACATCCCAACATTGTACAATTATCAATTAAGTAAGCAGTTGTACAATTCTGCTCAAATTGAGTTTGATGGTAAAATATATGATGTGCGTACAATTAAATCAACTGACAATTTTGACGTGGTTAAATTGATCAGAAACAAAGACCAACACCCAAAAATCAACACCAGATTGCGAACTGGCAAATCACATATCTCAGTTATGCTTCCCATTATCGACACTAATTCCATTTTTAAGACAATTGGAATCTTTGGCACAAAGTGGGAGTCACGAACTGTTTCTGTTGACTTGGTCTATAGATTAATGACTAATGCTTTGTCTGGCAAGAAGGGAGTTGAGGGTTTGACGGCTTACATCGCAGGTTTAATGAATACTAAATATAACGTTGGTGGAAAAATTACAGATTTGACAAAAGTGGAAGTGCAAGATAGCATACCAGAATTGACGTACGTTTTAATACTACTGAACGACAAACACAGATTGATGGAATGGCTCAAGTGGAATTACGTCGGCAAGGTGGACATGGCAGATGCTTCAAACACAGTGTACTCAGTGCTCTTTAGTAAATCACTCAGTGCAATCCGCGAATTCTCACCATCAATGTATGAGGCAATTAAAGCTTTTACTACAGAGAACACCAGGGTTATGTTTAAAAGAGACTCCGTGACATTGCGCTCCAAGGCAACCACGGATTTAAACCTCATCCGTCCTTTTGAAGTTATCACCAGTAAGAACATCATTAGTAGCACACAATTCATTAATGAGAGAGTGTTAGGTTGTGAACACCACAGTAAAACTTGTGCGCATGAATCAGGAAACGGAGAGTGTTTGTGTTGTGGTTTCTCAGTGGAAAAGGAAGGTGATAACTATTGTGCGTGTTGCGTGAATGCATGCACTCGACCTGTTGCGTGTAGTCATAAGATGACAAAGAAAAAGTTCTGTAACATGAAACAAAACAATCAAGCCTGTTTACATAAAATTAAATGCGACTGTTGCGAACAAATTACCTGCTTTGAGAATTGCCCAGATTGCTACCAAGGTGTGCCATACGTGCGTGAGCTAATTGAACACAACAAACGGCCACACTCAGTGCAACATGTGCAAGTGCGTACATTGCAGCCGAAATCAGGAGAGCAATCATTAGGTGTAAAGGACAAAACTACACAACAACACACGACTAAATTGTCTGAATTCATTCACACTCAACCGCAACAGCCCGCAGTAAAGAAATTCAAAAAATTCACCATTGGTGAAGAGACTGTCAACTTGAAATCAATCAAGAAAATCAATGAATTTAATGAAACGTGGGTTGTTTCACACGAGGGTGAAATATATAATTTATACAACAGTTTTTGTAGATCAGTATACGTTAATTGTGACTGGAACTCTGTTCAAGTCATCAATAAGAATATAGTGGAAGAGGATTGTGCTTTAAGATGTATAAGTTTACAATCAACACACACTTTTGAAGAGTTGATTGATTACTTCCACAAACCAAATGGACACACTCCCTCTGATATTCGCGGTATCGCCATTTCAATGAAACTCAATGTTGTAATTGGTGTGTCATCTGGTGCCGAAATTATAAGAGCTGGTGGAATTGCAGATAGATACATCATGATCGTTCATTCAAACACAGGGGTCTTGGATACACCCAACCATTGGTGCATCACAACATTACCAAAATTCATTAGTAACCCCCGTGGTTGGTGGGATACGAGGGATTTGAGTTTAATCAATGAAGAACACGTCAAGTACGACAGTTTCTTTATGGACCAAGCAGGTTTATCAAAAACGATGTCAAAGCTAGAAATGTTATTAACTGAAACACTAACTTCGAGACAAATGCCAAACATTGAGGTACCGCAGGTCAAACCAACTTCATCAGGTGTGGTTTTGTCAAACGCAGCGATTCATGACATCAGAAATGGGTTGTGTAACATGCGTTTGCCTGAAAACGTCGCAAAATCCGTACAACTGGCATTCAATTCAGAGACTGAACAGTTGGATTTGTTGACATCGTCAATCATAATCACGAATGACATGACTGTTGAAGAACAACTGGTTATGAAAACCTTGGACACGTGTAGACAAATTCATGTTGTAAAAATGAAGATTAGTTCGGAACAACACTGGGAGAGGCAAGTAAACATCACAACAACTGATTCAAGTTTCCTAGTTGTCCCACCCGAATTGAAAATGTTCAAATGTATGGACCTGGTAGGCGTGAAATACATTGATGGTACAATTGATGTCAAGGTAGTCCAACGAACCAAGGCAGGTGTTTTCATTAGTGGTTTGCATAAACCAGTAGTAAGCATGGGAACACTGAAAAACTCATTTGCATCGTTGGTAAGATATTTATGTTCGTGTATCACTGGATTCCAACAGTTAAACAATTACAAAACTTTAACTGTAATCAAGAATGTAGATGGGTTGGGAGGTTCAGGTAAAACTACCTTCGCTACAACCCATTTGAAAAATTTTGCGTTTGTTTGCAAATTACGATCAGTCGTGGAGAATGTGAAGCATGTTGGTTTCACTTATTGTAACACTATCGAACAATTTGTGATTGACAGACCCAATGTATCTAAACTAATAGTTGATGAAGCGTCCATGATTGACACTGTGGATGTAGTTCGAATGTGTATCAACCCGGAAATGGAATTTGCACTGTTTAGTGACAAAGAACAACTAGGGGTTACAGATTTTAGTGAATCGCCAGGTGTGCGAAGCTTGACACCATTTACACTAACTTGTGGGGTCACCCAGGAACATTGGAATGTCAATTACAGGTATGGTAATCCATTAGTGAATGATGTGTTGAAGTTGATTTACCCAGATATTGAAACAAAGGCCACACACAGCACTACATATTCATTACACAGATTACAAGAATTCGAAGGAATCATGCCATATGCATTAAAAGAAAGTTATAGTTCCATTTATTGTTACTATGATGATCACTTTAACAAACTGCACCGTGACGTGCCTGTGGATAGTGCATTGCAAGTTCGGAAGATTCATGCTAACCAAGGCACAGAGACAGAAAAAGCATTGGTTGTTTTGTGGGCGACAGACGGGAAACTTTCAGGCATCCTTGCAGACAAAAAATATTTAGTAACCGCGTTGACAAGATGTAAAAAGCATGTGACAGTGCTTACTAATATCCCAGGTTTTGAGACAATCCAAGAATTGATTGCCCATTTGTACACCGGAAAAGGAATTGAATGTGATCTCATTGACACTGAGTCATTGCGACTGAACAGACCTATGACAGTGGATGAAATTGCTAGTTTGACTGAGATTGTAACAATTTTGATTCCTGATGTTAAAATTGTGTCAATAACTAATGAAAGCGTAGAACTTAAGTTCCCTGTTGCGAGTAGGGAAGTGCATTTCAAGTTTGGAACTCACCCTTTTGAACCAAAAAATCAAACAACACGTTTGGCATTAAAATTCATGAAACACAAATTCGAGAAATACTTGTACAAGATTAATAGGTCCTTGGTTGAACATGATTTGCCTACCAGCGCTCTATCAGAATTAGCATCTGTCACTGAGCAAAGTGATAATTATGTAGATTCTTCGTGGTTTAGTAAAGCTATTAACTATTTGAACATGAATAAAACACTACCTATGCAGAAGGTAGCACAAAAACAAGTGACAGTGAGGATTAAAGTTGATTACAAACACTGGGGTAAGTTATGTCGATTAGCTGATGTTGTATTGATCCAAGAAGCTTCTGGTTCCACCCTACCTGTGATGATCGGTGGAGAAGCATTTAAAGTAAGGGTGTTCCATGGTTGTAGTTTGTTCTGTGGTATGTCATTCTCCCATCCTAGACTAGGTAATTGTTTGCTGAGTAGTGGGCATGCTAAGGAAAAAGATGGAGTTTTGATGTTACTAACAGGTAACGTGAGGACCATCTCAGGTGATGTGAAATGCGTAGACTACGTGTCAGAATTCATGTTAGATGAAGCATCAGTCCCAAATTTGTCGGGTTCATACACTTACACATTGAAACGAGTTCTAGAAAGACTGGTGTACATTGTCAAGACGTGGGCAGTAAGTGGAACCAATGAATTGGGAAGCAGGTATCGAGTGACAAATGATGCCTTCATGAGCGAAGTTGACAAGAAATTCAATATGCGGATGACACGTTATGGGCACCAATTGATCAGAAATGCATTGGTGAACGTTGAAGGGGTATGGAGGTTATACCCATCTATGGTTAGAGTTGACACGTTGAATGATGTGTTACCATTGTACGATGGAATAAATGGTTACTTTGATCATCCAATGAACGTGTCAAATGAGTTGCTCGCTGATAAACTACTTGCAAATAAAATACGGGCAGAAATGTCGGGTAAGATCAAGGTGTTGGTTCCAGACGCTAACATCCGTTTGTTTGAGGATGTGTTAGGTGGTGAAATAAACTTTAAGAATGTTCAAAGCATCACTACAGCAACTATGGATGATACGATCGCGGGTTTGATTAACCCTATTATGCTAACATACATGTATAAAGTTCTAAGTATTAAAAGGTGTATTGTTTTGGATGTTGACATTCAAAGCATCACACTACAAAACTTCGAAGATTACTGCAAGCCGCAATCATTATTGGAAGATTATGAATACAGATTCGTGGAAAAAGTTATCATAGCAAAAATCAACAAATTGGAAAATGAAGTCGTGTCAATTCAAGACACCACAAAGAAGAGTGAACTGCAAGTTAAAATTGACGCATTGAAGAAGAATCCGCCTTTCATTTACAACGTGTCAACAGATACTGCATTTGTTGGTTTGGGTGGTCGAGCGCCCACCAACAAATCTCAGGTTTACTTTGTCAAACTAGATTACGGTGCAATTGGTGTTGCATACGAAAATGGACAATGTGTGACAATTGGTGATTCAGGAAAGAAGATTTACAATGATTACGCCACGTTGCCTCACTCTGAAGTTTTCCGTATCGGGAAGTTCAGTTTGTGCAAATTGGTGAAACAAAGGAAGATAGTATGTAATAAGAACATGGTGAGTGTCCACAATTTGCGTCAGTTTGCATTCCCGAATTCAAAGATGACAGTTGTGACCATTCCAAATGATGTATATAAAAAGTTATTGTCTCGTGCCATGTTTGAGGAAACCAGTTTTGAAGATATGATTGCCTATGCAAGAACTCTGTGTGCCGCACGTATGTATACCACAAATGTTATAAATTTAGTGTACAACGTTAAACAGGATGATCTTTTCATGTACATAATGGTGATTTTGAACATTGTTAAGAGAAACAAACAATTCTTCAAGCAGTTGGAAAGTTGCAGAATCAAACCGGCAACTGACATAGTTTCCAGCATTAGCTCAGTAGTTGGGTCAAAATTGTTGACCTTCATGATTGAAATGTTTGAAGAACACAAGCTTGGTGATTTAGTGCAGAATTTGGCTAATCACTACAAATCTGTTATCGAAGACCATCCAACCGCAAATGCGGTCTTGGAGGCATTTAAGGATATTGATATAGTGGAAGTCAAGCCCCACTGTAAATTCGTGTGTTTTCAGACAATAGTAAAACCTTCCACTCAAATAAGGAAGGTCAATCAGAAAGAATCTAAAATTAAAACAATGATGAAAGATTTTAGTACGATTTCTAGTTCATTAACAACCACAGATACAAATGTATCAAATGCCGCCCCCACTGAGGAGAAGAAACATGAAACCTCTGCCACTGACGACAACCAAACTGTTGATTCGGTCAACTCAAAGACAGAAAAAGACATGGTTGGTCATGATTACCATAGTTTAGAGGGGTTCAAACAACTCGGAATTACTAGCGCATCAAGTGATCTGGAAGAGTTGAGTAAATATATTGACATCCCGGAAGATCTTCCGCCATTACTGGATGAGGATAGTAGCGTTAAAAAACATAAAACAACATCACACGTGCACGATAGTGCAAAATTGGAGTACACTGAGAGGGTAATCACTGAATTGTCTGTTGAGGAACCAGTGAAGGTAGAAGACAATATTGAGGCAAGGTTGAACACTGTAACAGTGTTAGAATCTGGCAAACAAGTTGTATTTTTATCCAAAGATGACACAAACGTGGGGGATATGGATGATGAATTACAACATGATGGACTGCCATTGATTAAACACATTTGTAATGTTTGTCCACCTTTCAACGAAAAATTCGCAGTTGAATTCAACGATAAGTCAACATTCATATACAAAAAGTGGGTAAGTTATTGTGTTGAATATGGTTACCAGTTTGTAATTACAAAAGGAACTTTGTTAGCTGCATTACGTTATGGTTGCTTGTTAGCTCATGTCACCACAAATGTAAAAGATGTTGAATTCATGAACTTTGTGGACACTGATTTTGATATTGTCGTCTTCGTTCCAATCACGCTCAAACCGACTAACAAATTGTCATTGCCAGGCGTGCTGTCTAGTTTTTCCAAATTCACAGGTATTACCCCCAAATGTCGTGGTGACACGGTTTGGACGTGTGGAATATATGACGTGGATTTGCAAAACCCTTTAGATGTGAGAGCAGGACAAGAGTTATTCATGCAACGTGGTATAGTAGCAACCGCGGGTGTGGATGTGGGAGTTGCATATTACGATGATGACTATGTATACTTTGATGAAGATGTGTATGAACATGCAGGTTTACGACAACCATGCAAATTGCCAACTGAGTTGTGTATGCCTCAAGCGAACATATCAGTCAAATTGCACTCCGTTAACACGTGGATGTCAAGAATCAACCTATTACATTTGACAAACATGTGTGGCAATATTGAGCAGGTAAATGATTTAATACTACCAAACATGCGTTCTATTTACTATAGTGAAGAGTGCAAATGCGACAACTACACAATCAATTCCACGCTATTGCCACAGCTCTTAACAAGTTTGTGGTGTTCTAATAGGTGTATGGACACGTCATCAGATTTGATTAAGACCAACCTTCCCAGCACTTACATGAGTGCAATTTCAAAAATCAAGAATAGAAATGGAAACAAACACTTTGAATTCTGTTTTGTATTTGCAGGAAGCAAGGGAGATATTGTACCACTGCAAGCCATGCTTGATGTGGTTCGCAAGTATTCCTCAAGTATTTTAGTGCTTAAAGCAAAAGACATGGTTGTTGATTACAATGGTCCCACTTACAATTACACCGATTCATATGATGTGATGATTGACCGTGTCACTAAATGGAATGTATTGTTTGACAGTGATTTGTATAAACATTTAAGTAATGTGATTTCTAACATTAATGTACAATGTAAAACGTGTATTGGAATGTTCTTCAGTAAGGAAGCAGAATTTGTGAGATGTGAAAGGCTCATTAAAATTATGCCAATTTTAGAAAATTGGAAACCCATCACCATGTCTAATCCATTATCTTTCATTTCCGGACTATTCACTTTATCTCCTCTGAGGAAGATTGAATACGTTCGAGTAGTACCCATACAGTACCAATTCAAAGAGCCCAATTTGGGATGGGCAATAACATCTAGATGTGTAACAAATGACCCAATTACTAGGAGGACATTGGAGTATTTAAACCAATCCACCACTAAAAAATGGCACTTGGTGACTTTAGGTTCAATGAGGAAAGATGATGCTCAACGCACATTGAATGCATTACTAAATCAGAGTGAAATGCCAACATTGTTTGTCACAGGGAGGAACACGGGTGTGGACTTGAATTGCGGTAACCGATACTTTAGTTCTGATGAGGTGATTTTTACAAGTTCACTCATTTGTGTGCCATTCATTAATTATCATTTGATTAGTCCGTATATTGGAGTGGCAAGCCACCATGGTGGTTGTGGAACTATGTTGACATTTCTTGCACACAACGTAGAACAATCCATCCATCCAGTGAAATTTGATCAAGACTTCAACGCAAAATGGTATAATTCGCATCAACATGACGTAATAGATTTGAACATGGAACGGAAGGTGTTTGAGATTAATACATGTGAATTACTACAATTGCCTGTTCCTACTCAATTTGAGGACATTACTTTTAACGTCAGCAGAAACGTGACTGTCAAGCAAGTGATACAATCGAATGTGACGATATCATTTTGCGAGCTCAAAGATAAAGCAATCAACACCACTTACACAGTTGTGGATTGCATTGCATTTAGTGTGAGGGGCCAGATTCCAGTGAATATGCACTCATTATTCAACACCCGTTACGAACAATTTAAGATCATAAATGGTTTTTACACTATTGAAGATTTATTAACATTTTTCTATATTGCCAAATTAAGTGCATACATTGAATGTGAGAGTAAAAGCTGGTTGCTTGAACACAAATTCCAAATGCAAAATCACACCGGCACAGTCAAATTGTGGGTGTCACCGGAATTGACCCACTGCAATACACTCACCGGAGATATTGTTAATCTTCCATCCCACCAAACATCATTTGGCACACTGCCACTAGGTGTTTTGCCAATAGAGGACCAAGCAGAGTACATTGAGAAGTTCACTGTTTTACTTAAAAGTTTGAATGGTGAATTTGATGGGAAGGAGGACTATGAACTCAACCGTGAAATTTTAAACGCAGTGTTGAACTATTCACCTGCATCCATGTTAAAAACAATGATGAGAAAAGCTAACCCGGTTGTCGCAGAAGGTTTCACAGTTGGCAAATACCACTACGTGAATGAAAAACTGATAGTAGGTAACGCATATGTGGTAATTACTAGTGATGGGATAAAGTGTGGTATTACTATGCGCGATTACATCACCAACAGTGTGGTGTTGGTTGTTGCAGAAGAACACCCAAAACTGCCAGTGTTCGTGATTAGAGTATGTGGTCATAACCTCAAAAATATTCACGGTCGTTCAACAATTAACAAGATTTCAATGTATACAGCCATAAACCAATCCAGTTTGAATAAGTGCAAAGAATTGAATCTACCCGTAACAACAGTGGGAGTCATCAACGCCACACAAGTGTATGTGTGGAACACTTGGAATCGAAAACACCATTTTGAACCTGAGCATGAAGTACTAACTCAAGCGGAGAGAGTGATGATTATTCCATCAATGCAATTGTACAAGAGTGAAATATTTAAGCATACTAGTTTAATAAGGAAGGTGGTGTTACAAGGGGAATTGATCGATCTGATTGAAGTAACACCTGAAACATATGAAAAATGCTTCAGACATGAACCAGTTTTAGGTATCTCTTATATGCATGATGTTAATTGCCTGGTTGTGAGCTCACTACATGCACTTAGCAAAACAGAAATTGAAACCTGGTTCGAGGAAAAAACCACTGATACTCAAACTATTGCAGAATGTAAAGTTTTTGTTAATATTGAACAATTACAAGAACCAGCTACATTTAGTGCAATCATGCAACATCACCGCTATGAAACTAGCGATTGGGATTTGGAAAAAGCTAAAGAGTTTGCAAATCAACATAGTGTGGACGCTGAAACAATGCAATTCAGTGTGGTGTTCCATGGATTTAGGGTGGACACATGGGTAATGGTAGTGTTAGATAGGTATGCCTTTGTGGGGGATTTTCTGCTCGTCAATGACAATTTGACTGTGTACAAACTTGAAGTAATAGGCAGTGGTGTAATTATTAATGAAGCTACACTGTGGTCGGACGCAGCTGTTGACTACAGACAACAAAAGAAACAAGAAATAAGTCAGTTGTTTGCGGTGAAATCGCAAGAACAAGAGAGGAAAACAGAACTGCTAGCACAATACAGTGATCTTAATGCTTTATTCCCTGGGCAAATAACAGTTCAACCACTAGGTAACCCTATTCCACTTGATGCCAATCATAAAATAGTGGTTATTGAAATGTATGACCCAGAACATAAAGTTAGCGACACCATGGTGGTAAACGCTGATGATGTCCCAGATGTTAAGTCAATTGATTATTGGGAAAATTTTGAGGAGCAACGAGAAAATACTATTATCATGCCCACGAACCCAATGGGTAAGTTCAAATCTAACATCGAACCAGTTGGGGTTAAACCAAGTGTAAAAATTGCAATGGAAAAATACCCTGTTGTGGCTAGACCTTCAATGGTGACAAAGTTTGGAGAGGAATTAAACTCTTTCACCAGTAGGTTTGGTGCTACAAAGGAATATCGTACAAAAGGTTTTGATGTTCAGTTAGAAGCAGAGTTATTCAAGAAGAACTATTATCGTTCAGATTACGTTAGCATCTTGTCTTCGTTCCAAGCTAATCCCGTGGATTTTGATAGGGATGGAACTTTGAAATGGGTACAACAACACAACTTCAGTAAAGATGTAGATCGGGAATTAAGAGAGGTGTTGGAATTGGCATTCGAGAAATATCAAATTAACAACGTTGAAGTTCATGGGAAAGTAGAACAAACAACAAAGTTAAATAAAATGGCTAGATGGTTTGATGAAGTGGTTACGCGTTCAATCGTGGCGCAGAAATATGCAATAGCAGCATTGTTTTCACCACTCGCTCTGGAGATAAAGAAAAGATTTAAGGATTTGCTGAAACGAAATGTTAAATATGTAGATGGAATGACAGTTGAGCAGATCAATGCATTCCTTGCAACTTTTCCATCATGTGAATACCTGATCGAAGATGATGCGGAAAGGCAAGATAGCCAGACAACTAAAGAGATCAATTTTGTGGAAGCACTTCTATACAAAGATATGGGGATGAACAGTGAAGTGGTGGACTTATATATGATTTGTCACCAAAATTGGCGTTGGAAGGGTCATGGTATTAGTGGTTTTGGTGATGCTATGCGCTTAACTGGTCAAGTGACCACTGCTCTTGGAAATGCAATTACTAATTTAATAATTCATAACCAGTTTTACAAGAAAAATAGTTCTTCCATTGTGTTGCTAATGTTTTTGGGTGATGACATCATATTCTTGTCTGACAAATTGTTGAACGTTTCTGCCCACGGAACTATCACTAAAGCTGTGTATAATATGGTAACAAAAGTTTCACAAAAAAGGAGGATTGGTGGTTTCTTGTCAATGATTGTGCATACACTTGACGCAGTTCCATGTATCTGTCCTCATTTCAAGCGGATGAGACATCGTTATTCAGTTTGCAATTACACCTTTACGGAGCTGGAACGCACAGAAAAAATTGAGGCAAGAACATTGTCATATTGTTTCATGCTAGGCGGTATCAAAAGGTCAATTCAAATAGCTCAAAACATCAATGCAAATGTTGTAATCCCTCGATGGTACAGTATTGAAAGCGCAATTGCTGCAAATGCGTTGTACGATGATTCAAACGAATTTGCAATTCAAATGCACATAAGTAATCTGTGTAAAATGATGGAAGAGCGCATCGTTTTCAAATACAACGCAAGAATCTTGAGTGCAAAACCATAAGTGATCCTGTTTGTGATTTCGTTTGTATTTTATTATTATAGTGGCTAGGC